TTTTGTAGGGGATGCCGCTGCGGAACAGGCTTTGTTCGATGACGCGCGATTGGGCGTTGGAGCGGTAGAGGATGGCGCTTTCGTCGTAACGGCCGCCGTCTGCATGCCAGCGCTGGATGTGCTCGCAGACGTAGCGCGCTTCGTCCATTTCGTTGATGGCGGGGTAGATGCGTACTGCCGCACCGCGTTGGCCGTCGCTCCACAGGGTTTTGCCGAGGCGGTTGCTGTTTTGTGCGATGACGGCGTTGGCCGCATCAAGGATGGTTTGGGTGGAGCGGTAGTTTTGTTCGAGACGGACGGTGGCGAGTGCCGGAAAATCGCGTTCCAGTTGCAGGATGTTTTCGACACGCGCGCCGCGCCAGCCGTAGATGGATTGGTCGTCATCACCGACGACGAACAGCTGCGCCCCGCCCGCGCACAGTTGTTGTACCAGGCGGTATTGCAGGGCGTTGGTGTCCTGAAATTCGTCCACCAGCACGCTTTGAAAACGCTGCTGATAGTTTTGCAGTACCTCGGGGTGGTGGGTGAAGAGCTCAACGGTCAGCAGCAGCAGTTCGGCAAAATCCATCGTGCCCTGCTGGCGGCAAAGTTTTTCGTAGTCGTGGTAGAACTCGCGGATGGCCAGCTCCCCCGGATGCGGCGTCGGCGGCACGTCTTCGGCGCGCAGGCCTTCTTCTTTATAAGCATTGATTTGCCAGACCATGTTTTTCGGCTTCATCACCGCTTCATCCCACTGGCGCGCGCGCATCATCCGCTTTACCAGACGCAGCTGGTCGTCGCTGTCCATGATGACGAACTGCTCCGGCCACTGCATCAGCGGCGCGTGACGGCGCAGGATGCGGTGGCAAATGCCGTGAAAAGTCCCCATCCACAACTGCCCCAGCGGGCGCTGCAACGCCCCTTCCAGCCGCTGCCGCATTTCACGCGCCGCCTTGTTGGTAAAGGTCAGCGCCAAGAGGCCATAAGGCGACACGCCCTCAACCGCCATCAGCCACTGCATGCGCTGCACCAGCACGCGCGTCTTGCCGCTACCCGCTCCGGCAATCACCCGCATGGCGCGCGCCGGATGGGTGACCGCTTCGCGTTGGCGCTCGTTCAGGCCTTGCAATATTTCGCTGACATCCACTGCTTTATGTCTCCAAAATTGAAAAGTGGCGCATTATAACGCGGCGGTAATTCACCCGCCGCCCGCACGGTAATACAGCGACCAGTTTGTAGTAATCTTGCAACAAATCGTATCCTGCATAAAAATCCTAAATAATCGCTTGACACTCCCCTGCCGCATCGGCATAATCGCGCGCCTCAAATCCCCCGTGGCTACGTAGCTCAGTTGGTTAGAGCACATCACTCATAATGATGGGGTCCCCTGTTCGAGTCAGGGCGTAGCCACCACTTCTCCTCTATCTTCTGTAATCAAGAATTTCTGCGTTTTGCGACGTAGATTATTGCAAAAGGATTGCAATTATTTTATATTTCGCCGCCTAAACACGAAACCTTGGTATCCAACATGTTTTTCAAAAAACCTGACACCGAACGGGCCGTTACCTTTGCCGATTTTGAGCATGGAGTGGACTGCCCCTGCTGCGCCCGCAACTCCCGTCGCACCTTTATCAAAACTGCTGCGATTGTGACTGCGGGCCTTTTAGCTCCTGCGGACTGGGTGCGCGCTGCCACCGGCCGCGAGCGCATGATCAAGATGTTCAACCCCCATACCGGCGAAAGCATCCGCGCGGTTTTCTGGACACCGGAATACGGATATATCCAGCCGGCCATGGATGAAATCAGCCGCTTCTTCCGCGACTTCCGCCAAAACCAAATCGTCTCTGTGGATATTGACCTGCTCAATATCCTGCACTACATGCAAAGCAATGTCGGCAACAGCTCCACGATTGAACTGCACAGCGGTTACCGCTCACCCGCCACCAACTCCATGCTGGCGCGCCGCTCCAAGAACGTCGGCAAACAAAGCTATCACATGAAAGCGCAAGCCGCCGACATCTCCATTCAGGGCTACACTTCCCGCCAGCTGCGCGCGATGGCACAACGCCTGAACGCAGGTGGTATCGGTATCTATCGTGGTTCCAACTTCATTCACGTGGATTCCGGACCAATCCGCACTTGGTACTACTGATTTTCCAAATGAAAAGCGGGCAAAAGCCCGCTTTTTTTGTTCAGCTTTCCGTCCCCAAAAGCCCGCATACTGCGGGCTTTTCTTTATCAACCCTCTCTAGACAAGACGCGCCGCCGACGGCGGTACGCATGGGTACGGCGCTGACGAAGCTGCCCTGTCAGGCGGCGCAACACTGTATGAGGCTTTGCGAGGAGCGCTGTAAGTCCGGAATCTGAAAAAGCCCCGCTCTGCGGGGCTGGTTTTATTGGTGCTGCGCGAGGCTGCGGGCGATGTAGTCTTTGAGTGCCGTGACGTCGTTCGGCAGGATTTCCACGCGGCGCGGGGCTTGTTCGATGTCGCGGAAGCGTTCCGGGCGTGGTGCGGTAATGCCGGTCGCTTCCTGTACGGTTTCTTCGAATTTCGCGGGCAGCGCGGTTTCCAGGCAGATCATCGGGCGCTCGCTGGGGTGGGCGGCTTGCCACTGCCGCGCGACATGGACGCCGTCGGCGGTGTGCGGGTCGATCAGGCGCCCGTATTTTTCGTACACGTCGCGGATGGTTGTCAGGCGGTCGGCATGGCTGCTACGACCGGCGTCAAAGCCGGAGGCGCGGATGCGCTCGCCCAGCGCTTGCAGGCTGACGGTGCCGCCCGCTTCAAGGGTGTGCCAGAGGGCGGCGGTTTGTGCGCTGTCGTCACCGCTGATGTTGTAGATGTAGCGCTCGAAGTTGCTCGCTTTGCCGATGTCCATCGACGGGCTGCTGGTCTTGGCGACGTCTGCCGCCGGGCGGGCGCGGTATTCGCCGCTGCGTAAGGTGTGGTAGAGGACGTCGTTTTCGTTGGTGGCGACGATGAGGTGGGCGATGGGCAATCCCATACGTTTGGCGATGTAGCCGGCGTAGATGTTGCCGAAGTTGCCGGACGGCACGGTGTAATCGACTTCTGCGCCTTCCGGCAGGTCGAGCGCGAGGTAGGCTTTGATGTAGTACACGCTTTGTGCCAGCACGCGCGCCCAGTTGATGGAGTTCACCGCGCCGATGTGGTGGCGGCTCTTGTAGGCGGCGTCGGCATTGACGGTTTTGACGAGGTCCTGGCAGTCGTCGAAGACGCCTTCGATGGCGATGTTGTGGATGTTCGCGTCTTGCAGGCTGTACATTTGTGCCTGCTGGAAGGGGCTCATGCGGTCATGCGGCGAGAGCATGAAGACGTTGATGCGCGCTTTGCCGCGCATGGCGTATTCGGCGGCGGAGCCGGTGTCGCCGCTGGTCGCGCCGAGGATGTTCAGCCGCTGGTCGCGCGCTTCGAGCACATATTCCATCGCGTTGCCGAGGAATTGCATGGCGATGTCCTTGAAGGCGAGCGAGGGACCGTTGGAGAGTTCGAGGATGTAGGTGTGGCTGTCACCGAGGCGGGTCAGTGGAGTGATGGCTTCACTGTGGAAGACGGTTTCGTGGTAGCTGCGGTGCAGGATGCGGCGCAGGTCGTTTTCCGGGATGTCGTCGATGTAGTGGCGCATCACGGCAAAGGCGAGGTCGGCGTAGCTGAGGGTTTTCCACTCGCGCAGGGTTTTGGCGGTGACGATGGCCGGGATGTGTTCGGGCATGGCGAGGCCGCCGTCCGGGGCGAGGCCTTGCAGGAGGATGTCGCTGAAGCGGCCGAGGGATGCGCCGCGGGTGGATTGGTATTGCATGGGGATTCCTTGCGGGTTTCGGGGAGTGGTTATTTCGTCGGTTGGGTTTCTGGGGGTTGTTGGGCTTTCGCGGGTTTCATAGCGGCTGTGCGTGCTGGACGAGGAGGCTTAGGCGTTCGTCGCCGTAGAAGCGGTTGACTTGTAGTTGGTAGGCGATGCGCAGGCGCGTGCCGGGGCGGTAGTCGGCGGTGTGGAAGAACCATGAGGCGTTGTAGGCGTTGCCGCTGTGCATTTCGCGCAGGACGAGGCGGGTGTGCGCGCTGCCCAGCAGGCGGCAGTCCAGTACTTCAAAGGGGTTGGCGAAGACGGGGACGGGCAGCGACGCGCCCCAGGGTTCGAGGCGCTCCAGGTAGCGCGCCCAGTCGAGGTTCAGGAGTGCGGCGGGTAGTTCGCCGTCGATGTACACGGGTTCGGGCGGTACGGTCGTGCCGTAGGTTTCGAGGAAGGCGCGGTTGATGGCTTCTATAGGGAGTTGTATCACTTTGCGCAAATCCTCTTTTTGGAGGGGTTCATTAGTGCGATTTACAGGGGTATAAAAACGCCTGATGTCTAACCAACGCATTCCCTCGTGCATAAATTCCCATTGACGCAAAAAAGCGATATTCTTGATTGCCCCTAACTGACGAATGCTAAGCCCATAGAAAGGCGAATAGTTGCGATAATCGTCATCGGTAGAGGCGATGAGGTCTTCCACGGTGATATTACGAGGATTATCGAACTTTATTTTCTGAAATTCGCGATATTCTAAGAGTAGTTGATTGTAGTTTTTGAGCATTGCGTAGGCTTCCATACGGTTGAGCATCACCTCATCGGTGGTGAACAGTACGTTCGACACGTACAAATCAGTAGGTTTACTACCAGTGCTACCAAAGAGCGACAACTCATCAAACTTGGCGATATACATCCCATTGTACACGGGAGTAGGCGAGGTCGCGGGAGTGTAGTAGGCAGCGTTATTGTTCATCAGTTGGGTAGTAAATCCGTACTTAGCCGTAGGGAGCTCTCTTGCCCAACGCGATTGCACGGTGGTGATGAGCAGATTTGCTTCTTCCTCTGGCTGGGTATAACGCTGGTAGAGATACGGACGGTTGTTAAAACCATACACATCGTAATAGTCCTTTTTCCAGTGGCGCAACTGCGTTTTAGGTTGCGTAAGTACATAGTTAGCATAGTCTATCACGGTTTGCCATTCGCCTTTAAACAGATAGAAACGCGAAGCTTAATCGGCAAAACTAAATGTTGAAAAAAAATAGGGTATGGCTTCCAATTTTTGGCGGGAAAACTCCTTTCAAAAAAGGATAGATTTAAACACTTTTTAAACACCCTTTAAAAAGTGTAAAAACACGGATGAACTCCGTGTTTTTTTTTGTGTCTACAGCTATATATTTATATAGAGTAGTTGGCGGTGAGGACTTCTATTCGCTTTCTGCCTTTGGTACTGCTACTACCTAAATGAAGGGGTAGCTCTTTTTGATGCCAGCCGTATTGCTTGGTGTATTTTATTAGCTCATCATTTGGGTAGGAGCTTAGTAGGAACTTGCCTTTGACGTTGGTAAGGGTAGCTAATAGCTCGTTAAAATGTTCTTGTTCGTAGCCTCCGTAATGCCCTTGCTTTGCACCTACGTAAGGTGGATCTACATAGTGGAAAGTAGAGGGGGTGTCGTGGCGAGCGATTACTTCGGTGGCATCGTTGTTATCAATTTGTACACTTTGCAAGCGTGCGCTGTAGGTGTCGGTGAAGGTGGCAATGCGGTTGGTGAGGGCTGTCGCACTTTTGGCATTCGTGGTTATGCGGCAATTGCTTATGGCGTGTGAAAAGCCAAAATTAGTAGCATACCAAAATGCCCACGCTTGTTGTACTTCGGTAAAGGCAAAAGGGGCGTGATAGATTACAAGAGCGGCTTTATAGGCTTCTCGGCTAATTATTGAACGTTCTATAAGTGTTTTGAGCTCGTCAAAGCGGGTTTGCAGCACTTTGTAGAAGGTGTAGACATTGGCGTTGAAGTCGTTGATGATTTCGGTTTTTACCTTTGGTTTAGCCCAAAAGACTGCCCCACCTCCGAAAAAGGCTTCGGTGTAGATGGTATGTTCGGGGATAAGGGGCAGTATGTGGGGTAACATTGTTTGTTTGCCTCCGTAATAGCTTATGGGCGTGCGTTGCCAAGTGGTGGATACTGGTTTCATTGCTTCTGTGGTAACATTAGTAAATCGGGTTTGTAGATGTCTTTTACTTCGGTGCTGGGTTCAAAGGTGTCTACGTCTTTGCGTTGGGGTGTTTTGGTGAGTATGCCTACGGATACTTCGGTGAGGGCTTTGTCTATTAGGCGTACGCCCATTGGTAGTAGTTCTTTCTGCCATAGTTCCTTTGTGGCTTCTTTGGGTGATTTAGCGTATAACTTTGGCGGTATCCAGCACCAGTCTTGGCATAATATATCGCCTCTATCTATACCCGCATTGAGCCAGTAGACAGTTCCTCCCGTTACGATGTCGCGCATACGGATTGCCCACTCAATAGCTGAACGCCCTCGATGTCGGGGTAAAAGGCTGGGGTGATAGCCTATCCACCCTAAGCGGGTTTTGTAGCGGGTTCGCTTGCCTATGTAGTCAAAGGAGTGAACGGTTATACCTAAATCTACCCCAGAGGGCATAGTATCGTAGGTGAGCATTCCTGCAGGTAATATGGGTATGTTGTGTAGCTTTGCCAAACGCCCGATATACTTATCGTCTAAGGGGCAACATACGCCTACTACTTCATAGCCTCTGGTAAGGCATAGGGATAGTATTTCCTGTCCGAAATACTTTTGTCCACTAATAAATACTTTAAACTTTTCCTTCATTTTTATTATCTTCTGTTGTTGTTTCTGTGATTTGCCCTAAGTATTTAAAGCCCTGCACTGCTCTAAAATGCCCTCCATAGCCTGCTACCATTACCTTTTCACCTTGAATAGGTTTGCAGGTTTTTATCATTGAGGCTTGGCTTCGGGCTTTGTTATCTCCGTGCAATTTAGCAGAGGTTTGTTCCCATTTATTAGAATGGCGAAGGTAGTTGCACAGTTGGGGGTGTGAGGTATGAAAAAAGGTGTGTAGTTTGCGATTACAACGCCCATTACCCTCCAAATGGTACTGCATTACAAAGTTGAGAAATTGGGTACCTACGCCCGCTCCTTGCCATTCGGGCATTACTACTAATCGGGTAGCTCGGTAAGCATTGGCAGTAAATAATGGTGTGACGGCAACGTGGCAAACAAGTTCGCCATTAACCGTACCCACAAAGTATTCGGCGCAAGGAGGGTGCGGTAGGTCTAAATAGTAATGCTCTTTAAAAAATCGCCAGTAACTACCGTTTGCCTTCCAAACTTGGAGTTCAATAGGAGGTCGTTTTTGGACTTTTTTTTTACTTCTGATACTCTCGTATCATACACCCAATCAGGTTGTAGCCATTCAATAATATCATAGTGGCAGGATAGCAGTATGATTTGTTTTTTAGGAGTACGCCTCCACGCTTTGGCAAATGCTGAAGCCCCTATTTTGGCTATTTGTCGGTCGATTACAGAGGTAAATTCGTCTACTATTACCTTGTCGGGGGCATCACAGATGAGGCGCGCTAAACCCGCACGAAACTGCTCGCCATTACTGAGGGCTTTGAATGGACGCAACCAAGCGGGTACATCACCGAGCCCTACGGCAGAAAGGGCGGAGGTTACTTCGTTCATTGACTTGTCAGGGGCAATATCCTCAATAATGGGTAGGTTCGGGTTCCACCCTTCGGTGAGATTGGTTATACCGCTATCCCATATTTGTTTGCCTATGGAGGTTTTACCGCTTCCAGAAGGACCTACGATAAGCCCTATTTGCCAACCTTCGTCCTCTATAGGTAGGTTGGCGGTGTGTTCCCACGTGTGCCCATTTTCGGCATTGAAAAGGGACTTTACTTTTTCGGCGCGAAAGGTTTTGAAGTTTTCGCTGGTGTGTTTGATTTTGATTTCCATTATACGCTTACGACTTTAAGGTTAGTGAACCCCATTTTTTGGAGTTTCTCGAATAGTTCTTTTTGTTCTTTTTCGCTACTTACTTTTATAATGATAGCGTGCTGTTCTTTGTACTTGAATTTTGCCATTTGTTATTTTGTTTTTGTAATTCAGAAAATAGTTGTACTTTTGTGGTCTCTCACCCCCTAAAATACAATACCGCAGGCAACAGAAGACTTAATGTCCTCCGTAGCCTGCGGGTGTATTTTTAAATGGGGTGAGAGCCTTTAAAAAGCGGAGGACATTTTTTATACTGCTTATCCTACTTTTTAGCAGTGTTTAAACTTCATTTAAAAGCTGTTTAAATTCTTACATCCACCGAAACGGCTTGTATTTCCAACATATATAGACTAACAAGGCGAGTAGCAAGAGCCAAAGGGTATGCCTTACGGGGCTACTTTTGACTTGTTTATCCACTTGTTTGTGTTGGGTATATTTGTGCTTTTGCGCTTCGGTTTTTGTCTGTATCTTCGTATTATATAAAAGGGTACTGTCAGCCTGCTGTAGGCTCTTAGAATGGGTGTTTGTAGATTTAATCTTTACCTTTCCGTTGAGTACTCTTATAACTTCATTATCGCCGTCACGAATGCGGGTGTAGATGAGTTCGCGGGGGTTGCCTACACTGTCGGTGAGGGTTTCTAATTCGAGCTCGTAATTCTCTTGGGAGCTGTGGGAGAATTGGGAGCTGTGGGAGTTGTAGGCAAAGAGTTGGGTACTATCCTTATACTTTATAATACGCTCTTTCTGTACTTGGCGTTGCTCGGTAGTGATAACCTTGCGGGTACGACAACCTACTAAGGCGAGGAACGCCAATAATAATAGGGTTAATTTTCTCATTTGCTAATGTTTTTGTATTCGTCTTTTGCATTGAAGCAAGGGCAAGCTTTAGCGACACCAGGGAAGTCTCTGTGCCCTAAAATTTCGGCTTCGGGGTACAAAGCCTTTAACTCTTTGAGGAGCTTTTTGAGGGCTTCTTTTTGGGCTGGCGTACGGGTGTCTTTGGGTTGGAGGGTGTTTTTGTCGATGCCTCCAATATAACAAATGCCTATGCTGTCCTTATTGTGGTTTGTAACGTGAGCGGGTATCTTATTGACATCTCTACCCTCCTCGACTGTGCCGTCGAGGCGTACGATGTAGTTATAACCTATCTCATTAAAACCACGTTGTTTGTGCCAAAGGTCGATGTCTTTGGCGGTATGTTCACGCCCTTCGGGAGTTGCCGAGCAGTGAACAACTAAGTAGCGGATGTTGCGGGTGCTTTTTTTCATTGGGTTATTAATTTTTTAGGGTTTTAAACGTTGCTCTAATTGTTGAATTTGTTCATCTACATAGCGTTTACTTACAAATTCATCATCAAAGCGAGGATATGGTTCACTGGTGCGAAAAGGTACATTTGCCATAACAAAATCATTTTCAAATTTCAGTATAGAGGGCATTCCTGATGAGCTTCTTTGGGAACTTGATATATCAAATGCACTGTCATATATTATTCTGCCTCCAATTATTAATCTCATTTCCTCAACAAGTTTTAAGCGGGTTCCTATTAGAGTTATTATCCAATCATATAGACTTTCTGGGTCAGGGACAACAATTTCACCGAGATCTTCAATGCTATGTTTAATAGTTTTGAGATCTGTAACGCCTATCATACCATATTCTTTATTAATTAGCGGTTTACCTTCAATTTCTTGCCAATTATGGTGATGATTAATTGGGGCATATACAGTATCGTGGTTGTGATTGATGTCGGCGAAGTCGTTAGACAAGTCGTAATCACCTTTTGATTTACCCTGCCAATTAAAAGAAAGACGTTTATTATCATAGTGAAGACCTATTGCTGCCTCTAACTCTATATTATGACTAAATATTTGATTGTTATTTAGTTCTATTTCAAACACAAGTCCTGTTTCACTTAAAGAGGCGACGAACCTCTTAATAGAACGATTTTTTGCGTCTTCTATACCTTCCTTGTCTTCATTTGTAAAGTCGTTAGTGCTCAAGCCTTTGCCAACTTCTTTGTCTACTTTACCCGAAATATCAACTATTTGAAGGTTTTCTAACTTTTGTTTGTAGTCGTTAGTGAAATCATTAGTAGATAAGTCTTTACCGTCTTGTTTATCTACTTTCTTATCTAATACCTTTTTATGAGCGTGGGTGTCGTTGAGGTGGTTTTGGAGTTGCTGAGCAGATGCGGTACCTTCTACTATTCTATCCAAACCGTCAATGATGTCCATTGGAATTTTTTCAGACTTATGCCAAAAGCTATCAATAAGGGCTTTGAATTGAGCTCCATTTGGTTTTTTTAAGTCAGAAAACCACTTGTATAATGTTGTGAGTGCTGTCATATTTTAGTCGTTAGTTATTAGTCGTTAAGAGGGTTAGAAGCCTATATACTCTATAAATTGTACTACTCGGTATGGTGGCATATTGTTATGGGGCTGGTTGCCACCTACTGAGGAGGTTTTTTGCTTTATAAATGTATTTACTCCTGATGTCCCTCCCCAATGTCGCTCACCAACATAACTACCGCCACCAAACAGATTGTGCAATGCTTCACTTCCTTGTTCGTGACTATGCGCAGGCATTTCCTCAATAGTAAGTTTGTGGGAGCGTTCGCCTCCATATTTTAATAGACCATTCAATTGATAGTCTTGTGAGTCTTCAGGTTTCTTCACATAGTCGGGGTCAAGACCTATAGGCATTTTACCTCGCAGGTTCACGTATTCTCTCCAGCCTGCGGGTATTTCTGATGCGGGTTTACCCCATAAGGCGATGAGTCCAATAGGCACCGCTTGTTTTTGTTTTTCTAATTTTTCAATGCGCTTGAGGAGCTTTTCTGTCTCGGTGTTATCTGTTTTATTTTCTCCTAAATCTTGGAGATTGGATATGCGTTGAAAGTCTTCCCAATTGTAAGTCTTTTCGGGGGTTGAGCGACCAAAAGCGGCTGTGCGAATGGTCTCTAAGGGACGCAAAAAGCCGTCCTCAAAGGTTACCTCATTGGTTTCCTCTTTGATGATAACGGTATCTCCTTTCGCACCTCCTTCAAAGGGGAAAAGTTCTCCATTAATAAAGACAGTGCCAGGGGTGATGGTGTTGCCTATCTCCTCGCAACCTGAGATAATTGCCTTATTGCCTGCCATACTTCCTAAGCTATTGAAGAGGCGGTAGCTGTTCTGCATAAAGGCAAGGAACGCCACATCAAAAGGATAGCCTGCGTTGTGTTCTGTATGTAACTTATTCATATTATTTAATTTCTATTGTCCATCGTTTTCCTGCTAACTTGTAGAAGTTCACTAAGGCTTCAAGTTTATATTTGTCGTATTCTAAAACTTGTGGCAATACCACTATAAAGTCCACACCTCCGTCGATATAGTCACCTCGTTGATAGAGGAAGGATTTGCCTAAAAACAAAGGCTTATTCGCGCTGCGGGGATAGATATACAACCTTTGTTTCTGCTTGCCATCTTCTATACGGATACGCCGTTTTTCGTCATCAAACTCATCATTAAGAGCCTTGCGCAGGTAGCATACTTGGCTGTTGTGTGCCAAGTTGTACAAGTCGGCTTGGCGAGCTCGCTGAAAGTCGTATAGCACTTTGTGCAAAGGTGTTGCCAGCATTCTTAACCACGCTACTAACTTTGGCTTTCGCAAAAAGGTAGGGGTAAGCAGTACGAGCAGTTTGTCGATGTTTAGGTTATACATTGCTAACGTAGGTTATATCGTTAAAGTTATCAATGGTAAAGTAGCCTGCGGTGGGTATTTTGCTTATCTCTATCGTTTCAAATGCACCATACTCGCCACTACTGGTGATGTTCTTACTTTGGGCAAGCACTAAGTGAGGTATTTTAACCCCCTCTGCTTGTTGCAGCGCATCAATAAGGTGTGCTAATACGAGCTCACCATTGAAAGGCAACCTTTTTAAGTAGCTTTTTATAGCCTCTTCTACTGGGTGTGTAGCGTGAATGATACTTTGTCCATTACTATCAAGCACCAAAGGATCATATACTATCTTCATTTGCAAGTGAAGTATATCGGGTTGGTAGTTCACCACTGATAGGCGTACGCCCGCGTCTTTTATCTCTTGCAAGTAGGCTTCAAATGATTGCTTTTGGGCATCGGTGATTGGTTGGAGTGTGTCGCCCTGTTCACCTGCTATTTTTACTATCAAACGCCCCTCGTTTTTGCTTTCAATCACTGCGGAGTACTTCACTATCTTACTTGCCTGTATCTGTTCCTCCGTGTGTCCTTGGTTATTGAACTTGTCGCTGTCGGGCAATAGGTCAAAACCATACTGAAAAGCAAGGGCTTTGCTTCTGTACCAACGTGCTGTGTGGGGTTTGAGTTCGGTAAGGCGTTTGTCTATATCCGCTCTATGCTGGTCGAATAGCTTCTCTAAGCTCCATATTGCCACCGCTATAATATAGACCCACAAGCGCCAAATCGCTACTTTGGAAGTGCTATTGAGACTTTCCAATGCAGGCTCTTGTGCTTTGGCTTGCAGGATAAGGTTTTGTATCTCTTGAATGCTTCGTGCCATAGTTATTGTTGTGTTACTATAAAATCAAGGTTTATTGCCCATATACTGATACCCTCAAGGCGTTTAGCAACTTGTTCGTCTTCCTTAGAAAAGGCGGTTGCTGGCTGTAAGTTCTTTGCAGTGTAGTAGCCTAAAATATCTTTATTAGTGAATGTTTCGGCGGGCAGTACTAAGGTTTTGCCCGCTTGCACATCATCTGTGATGTTAATAGCGTTGGCTTCGGCAAACTCAAAGACGCTTTCAATGGTACCCGTGTGTTGCAAGGCGAGGTCGAGGAGGCTTTGATTATGTAGGGCTGTTATTGTCATCTAATTCAAAAGTCTTATAGAATTTTTTATTAATAATCTTGAGCAGCACCTTTGCAAATCGAAAGCCTAAACAATCTAAGTTCTCCAAGAGACTCACCACGAGTTGCCATATAATCCCTATAAGTACTATCCAATAAAGCCAATGGAAGGGGTCGAACTCAAAACCTCCAAGACTTGGAAACTCTACATTAGCCGAGAAGGTATGCAATATATAAATAGGTACAAGATAGGTGGCTATTTTCAGGAGCATACGCCCAAACTTGCGACTCTCGTGCTTCTCGCCCCTCTTTCGTGAGGCTTGTACCCCCGTGATCCACTCAAAGATAAGTAACACTACATAAGCGGTTAGGAACAAATGGTTGAAACCAAATAAGAAGTGCACGGTGGCAAATAGTAATGATAGTATAACGTCCATTTTGATAAATAGCATTGAAAAGGTGTGACCAAAGGATGAGCGTAGGAAGTCGTGAGAGTCCCTAAAGCCAAAGCCTTGTAAGATGTAGTTGAGTTTTGTCATATTATTATTTTGTTTTTAACTTATTGTACCCGTTCCAGTACTATTAGTAGCACCAGTTTGGGCGGTGGCTGTACCTGCCGTGCTTACAGATATACCTGCGGCTACGGTTACTTCACCACTACGTACAAAGGCGTCAATAAGGCTTGCTAAGCGTTCGGCATATTCCTCCATACTTGCATCTGTTTTACGTTGCATATCTTGTTGAAGGCGGATAATGCCTTGTTGAAGGTCTTGTTTGTTTAGTGCCATAGTGCGTTTATAGGTTTATTTTTAACTCTTCATAGCCTTTTGAGAGGTCTATGGTAGCATTCTTGTAATCGTCGTATTCTAATTGTATTTTTAGGTCTCGTTTAAAGGCTAAAGGGTTAGTGTTTGTTTTCAGGTAGTTCTCTACACCAAACCCCATAAAAGGAAACTCTTTAAATTCCCCTTTCTGTGCTTCCACTATATGCTTTATGTGTTGCATATCCGAGGACTCAATTACAAAATCACCCTCCTCAATTACTAAATTGCCTGCAGTATCTAACAACAAGTCTTTTCGTGCCATATCATTCTAATAACTGATTAATTTTACTTTCTAACTCACTGAACTTTGCCACGTTGTTAGGTGAAAAATTACCAACACCTGCAGGGGTTTGTATCACTACCGTTTTAAGCTCGGTAAGCCACTCACTCAATAACTGTTTGAGGTTAGCAAAATTGTTTTTTATCTGTATCTTCCCTTTAGCTATCTTCACTACTGCACCATCAATCTTTACTTCTATACTATCAATCTCGGTATAACCAACTATACAGGTTTCGGAGGGTTCGCCCTCAACCTCCAAACACAGCACCTGCGAACCTATCTTAGGCACTATGTTTAAACAGTTTTCAAATACCCCTTGAACAGCGTTTAAACGCACATCTAACAGCAGAGGTAAATCTTCCCTCTCCACCTCACAGGTATTCCCCTCGATACGACTCACCACACCTACAGAGGTAACCTGCTTTTTGCGATGATTTAGGGTAGTAATTGCGGTTGTAAGGGCTTGTTCCATAGTTCTGTAGTGTCTGTGCTATTAGTGTTTGAGAGTTTCATTGACAGCTTGCTTTTGCGCTTAAAGCCGTCTTGTGCGTTGAGCAAGGTAGTTACGCTTTCTAACAAATACAGTCCGTCGCGGTGTTTGTCGGGATAGTTAGGATCGGTAAGGGCTATAGTATCGCCCACTTGAGTACGTGGGTAGCCAAAACCCTCTAAAGTCCCCTCGTAACCGTCGAATACTGAACTGTTATAAGTCTTTTCGGTAAAGGCTTTTAGCTCTTCCAATGTAAGGTTGGTAGGAGCGTGCAAAGTGCGTTCGCCTCCTCCCTCTTCCCCATATTGGTAGCTTACTTTTTTAGAAGTACCTTTTTGTGAGCTCTCAGCTTTCAATAGTACCTTGCGTTCATTCTTAGTTTTGTACTTTAAATCTTTACTTTGTCTAAAGTTCTTATCAAAGATAAAGTGATGTATCACCTTTGATTTAAAATCTATTTTAAGCCCTGCAATAAGCTTTTTTTCTCTAAAAGAACAATGAACACCATACTGTTTTTTTAGCTCTTCCAGCACTTTATAAGGCGAGGAACGCTCTATCATTAGTTTGCCGAGTTGCATATCCAACACCTCCGTTTCATAGTCGGGGGCAATGTCTTTAAGTAACTGCTTCAAACTTACCGAAGCGTACGTTTTATTAATAAGGGGCTTGTTTTTCAGTTGGTACATCTCATCTTCACAAGTGAGTAACAGCGGTATATCTGCCCCTATTTGAGTGATATATCCCTCAAACTCGGTAAAATAGTCACCGTTGTAACCAGCTTCAATATGAATGCTATCGCCTACCTTTATCAGCTCTAACAAGTTCTTGCGTTCAATGCTAAAACTCTGCCCGTCCTTGCGGGTGTTCTTAAACTCACGAGGTAACTCTACCTTTGCTGTAGTGGTAAGCAGTTCTATACTATTGGCAATCTCTATTTGCTTTACTGCGCTGAACTGTATCTTGCCAGCTACTGTTATACGAATATTGATATTTAAATAACTACTTCCCATCACCTTCCAATAAGTTAAACGTTACCTCTTTTACACTTTTAGCACTCAACGTATAGGCAACAGTATCACTATAACCTTCTTTAGGATTAATAGTGATAGAATCTATATAAATGCTATCAATACCCTTGTCATAAAACTGTGCCCCAACTACTTTAATAATATCATTGTGTTCAAAAAGAGTGACTATTTGCTGTATTTGACTATCGGGGTAATTGTGGTTTTCTATATCCACCAAAATACCCTGAATGGTAATCTCCCATTCGTTGGTATTCCAACGCTCTACAATAGTACTACCATTAGTCTCAGTTTCAATGAGTTTCTTTGAGCGTGAGAAGGAAAGGATAGGAGGCGGAGCAAAAACAGTAGATTGTTCGCCTCCTATAAAGCTGTTAAACACAAGGCGAGTATTTTCGTACTCCATTGTAATCTCCTCGAAATTGGTAGCCTCGCCAAAGGTCTCCACTTGGTACTTGTTATCCTCTTTGGTAATCACTACTTGGTTCATACCCTCAGAAGATAACACTATTCCCAAAGCCCTCCCATAGCGAGAAGCCAAATCTAATACGATAGATTGTCCGTTTTCCATTTGTTACAAGTCTTGTTTTTTAACACCTAATATTCCTTGTTCTGCCAGCCATTGAATCTGTGCCCACTTCATAGCCCACGTTTCATCGTCCAAATCTTCGGGGAAGGGGATATGAAGGTAGTAACTTATCAAAGCATCAACTTTAAAGTACAAATCGCCTGTTTCCTTGTAGTTTAGAGCTCTATTAAGTTCTAAACAGTTCCAAACTTTCCCTGTCTAATAGGTATCAATTCACCAATCAGACTTGCTGAGGCATAGAATAGTCCATCATCGGCAAGTACTTCCTCTTTGTTGGTAACCAAACAAGCCTTTACCAATATTTCCTGTGCCTTCTTAGGGTCCTGATTTAAGTATTTTAGGTATTGCCCTACCACGTTGCGAGAGGGTACTACTGCTAATACTTCCAGCTCTTCTGTGCCGTTGTCATCTATTGGCAAGATAAGCGATTTTAGCTTGTCGCCATATTCTTTTTTGAGGCTTGTTTTTACCTCTTCACTTACTTTTTTTATCATAGTTTTTTTAGTTATTATAAGTTATGCTACCCTTAGCTTTACTGATAGGGCAAACAAATCGTATTGTTTTTCGAGTCCCATATCTCCAGTAACCTCTCGCCCTTCGTTTTTAAACTTTGCTACAATCTTATCCACTACTATCTCGTTGAACTCATTCACAAACTCAACTGTGATAGTAAAAGGCTTTATTTTCAATAGTCCACCCGAAACACGTTCCAAAGGGGCTATTTCGTGCATTGGAACAGTCATAGATGCTGAAGGTGTAATCTTGCCCATTGACCAGCTTGTAGGTTCCGCTCCCAAAGTATGGTTCAGCTGGTGTTCCTGCTCATTGCCATAACTAATACTCTTTACATTGATAGGAATACCATTAATTTGTACCCTCACATCAGCTGAGTCATAAGCTTTTCCGTTTCTGTTTATATCTGCCATTATGCTTGTGTTTTAAGGTTAATCGTTCCTTTAATCTCACCAATACTTCCTTTTGGCACTACTACAAACGATATTTTAAGCACCTTTTCTACTACAAGGTCACTATCCTTATCTATGGTAGTTTTGCCATACGAAATCTCACCATTGGCAAACATACGTTCCAATACGCTGTCGCCAATATCTTCCAAAGCTACAATTGTTGCAGGGCGCATTTTGCCTTTCTCGTCAAGTTCCCAATCAGTTTTGATTTTAGGCAGGTAGGCTGTGCGCAAACCTCGTGAGGCTTTGTCCATAATACGTCCGTAGGCTATAGAGTGCTCGTTCATATTGTGATGGCTATCTACCACTACAGGCGTACAAGTGTGGTCATTGTTAATGCGTACTCCCGCAATACCTGCGTAGGTAATACCAAAAATGTAGCCCTTATCTTCAAGGGTTTGTAAATCGTCAAACGCATCTACAATAGTAGTATATGAACTGAGCGCGGGTTCTATCCATACTCCTTGTGTAGCATCGGTAAGATTAAATAGCTCGTTGTTGCCTATGTTCTGTTGTACAAGGGCTTTTGAGCATACTCCAAGCACAGTGCCTACATCGGCATACTTTTGTGCCTTACCCTCCTTACTTTTTGCGTAGCTGTAATCTTGTCCTATTACTACTGATACTTTGGTAGCGTTAAGGTTAGGAAGCTCTCTGAGGTTAGCCGTACTGCTGGCTGTACCTCCGTACCCGTAGCCCTCCAATAACACTTGGCAAGGCATAAAATTGTTATACGCCCATTCTGCTAAGCCTTGTGCTTTAGCAATCGCGTTATACACCTCTTGAGGCAAGCCGTTGAGCATAGTGTACTGCTCGTCACTATCGCTATTGATAGCAATCGCCAGCTGCCGTATCTCGCCTTTGGCATACACCAGCAGCTTCTTAGCCTTTGTTTCGCATACCTCTGGCATTTTGCTGTTTTGGGCTACCAACATTAGGTGTAGGGGAGTTCCCTCGCCAGCCATTCGGTAGAACTCTGTAATATGTCGCAATACGTTCACCTGCTTGTTGTCTTCAGTTATTCCCAGCTTAGTAGCATCTTTCACGTTGTAAAGCGTGGTAGGGGTATCCCATTCTAAGCCTGTAGGTTTAGGGGCAGAAATAATAAGCCCGCTAATATTATCACCTGTGCTAATAGTGTTAGCACCCAATGCTCCTTTACTGATAACAACTCCTTTTAAATTACTCATCGCCTTCTGTATTTAAAGGTTCAACATTTTCCTTTGTTTCTTCTTTCAAAACGCCCTTACGGGTAAGAGTTTCAATCTTCTTAGTATCCTCTACGCTATTCTGTGCGTAGTCTATCTTTGTGAAAAACTCACCTTTAGGGTTTAGGTACAATCTTTGAAGCTGGGGTTCAGCTTCAAAGATTTGTTTTGCGGTTTCTAACTGACTTTTATTTGCCATAATATTTCCTTCTTTTAAGGTTACTCATTAGCTGATACCAAAGCCCCAAAACCGTACTCTTGACGTTTGTCGCATAACCCCCAAGTATGCAGTCTAACTTCTGCTGTAGGGCGTTTGCTTCTTGTATCCTGGCGCATTGGTTTAGTGAGTACATTCACCCCCTCAATATGGTACACCGTATTAGGAGCATAGAAGAAGATTGATGAGCTTTGGTCGCCCACTACCTTTTTAGCTCCCATCGATTTTAGTTCACCATTTTGCCCATATAGTGGAGTTGTAGTGTTCTCAAAAATCTGCAATTCAAAGAAGCGTTTTAGCTCTCCTGTATTGCGGTCAATTTCCAAATCGCGATAGTGATTTGTATTAGCTCTATCGTGAATAAGATCAGCCTTGTGCTCGTTAGAAAGCACCAAGTAATAGGCTGCTTTATTGTTCAAGTTCAATGCAGTGATATGTTTAAACAGGAACTCACTCAAGTCGTTATAGGTTAGTCGTTTTCTGCCGTTCACTACCTCTCCTGTAGTACGAAGTACAGGCATTGCACCATCCACGTGTTTTTTAGGTGCAAGCTTGTGAATAGCATAATCACGCACTCCAATTCTGAACATATTGCTATGCTCTTTACGAATAGCCGACTCTTTGTCAAAAGCCATAGCGCGCAATTCTTCATCAGTGTATTCCGTAGGGGTAGTGTCAAGCGCATCCCACGCTACAAATGTTTTCTTACCTTCAGTTTTCTTAGGGGTAAAATCAACCGTAGCATTCACTACAAATTCTACATTCCCGATGAGCTTATTGAATTTGATACCGTCTTTATCAATAGCACTGGGGTTAGGGCGTTGCAACACACTGATAAAAGCATCGTTGTAGTTGCGAAAATCTTCCAATAATTGAGGCTCAACATATTGTTGTAGCCATAGTCCGTCTTCTAATGCTGGCATTACTTTTTGTATTTAGCGTTAAACAATTCTTTGAACCTTTCGGGCTGGTCTACCGATAGCTTTTCAAGTCCCTTAGGATCTTCTTTTTGCCATTGGTCAAAATCCCACGAAGCACGTGCCCCAGTGTTACTGCCACCACTTTGCAATAAAGAAGAGATGTTAGGAGCTTGTGTAGCTTGTTTGCCTCCTGCTACAGCTGTATTTTCTAATACAGTGATGAGGGCTTCTACTCCCGAAGTTTCTGCGATTTTTTCATAGACAGCCTTTTGGGCTTCTGTGATTTTTCCACTTTTAACCGCACCCTCAACTACCGTAGTAATTTGTGCTTGTTTAAAAGTGTTAAGAGCTTTTTCAGCTTTTTCACGAGCTTCTTTTTCATTGGTAATGCGCTCCTGAATAGCTTGTATCACAGCCGTTTCTGAACTTTCCTCAGTAATACCAGAAAGCGAAAGAGCTTGTACTAACGATTGAATTAATACTGATTTCATATTCTTATCTAAAATATTTACTGTTTTAAGCGTTGCAAATAGCCCCGCATACATATTATAAACATCCTGTTCACGCATTGCATTGACATCTTCAATAGGTAGCAAAGTAGCTGTTTGTGCAGGAATAACATCAGTTACAAAACCTAAGCGTTTAGCTTCTTTAGCATCGAACCAGTTGTCGCCTACTAACCATTTTTCAACCTCTTTAGCCGACTTACCTGTACGGGCAGAAAGTTTTTCTACAAAGTTCTTTTCAATAGAGCGAAGTAGTTTAGCCTGCTTTTCAAAAGAATCGGCATCGCCATTAGAATAGGACGCGGGGGCGTGTAACATTATATATCCGTTTTCTACAATACTTACTTTCTTTGCTGATAATATGATAATCGCCCCCATACTCGCCGCTATTCCATCAATTACAATATGTATAGAAGATGCTGATTTATTCAGTGCGTTATATATTAGGTTTCCGTCAAACACACTCCCCCCTGGTGTATGTAAATGGATAGTAATTTCCGAATAGTCTCGCTCCAATCGGGCAAACTCTTCTAAGAAGTATCTACCATCACCCTCCCATATAGTACCATAAGCGGTAAGTGTATTTTTTTGCGTTCTAATAATCATTTTATTGTTATAGCGTTGTTGCGTTCATTATTTTGGTGCAAAAATATAGGGGCTTTTTCAGCTATAAAAAGATAATTGCAATGGTTGCAACTTTATTCATTGAGGAAAGGAAAAGACCCTACTTTTGCCCTAAAAATCTGATATAAAATGGCACAAAAGCGCACTAATAACAGTACTTTAATGGAATTGGCTCGCCGTATGTTTGTAGAAGAAGGTATGACGGCTAAAGCTATTGCGGGCACTATTGAAGTAACAGAACAGACTATTGGCAAATGGCGCAAAGGGGTAGGTACTAACGCTATATCGTGGGACGAACAGCGTTCACAATATTTGTCTGCTCCTCACAATATCAAAAAGAATTTAGCTAAGGAACTCACTCGCTTGGTTGAGGGAGGAGAGGCTACCTTAGATATGGGTGCTATCAATTCGGCTATTAAAGCTATACAATCAATGACTGATGAGACTTCTGTAGAAACAGTATATAGTGTGTTTAAAGAATTTGATAGCTGGATGAGTGAGCAAGATCCTGAAATGGCTGTAGCCTTTTTGGAATGGCACAAACTATACTTATTACACAAAGCACAAAATCAATAAACTATGGCAGAAGGAAAATTGACAAAGGCAATGGAGAAGCTCCTGCAAGACTATGACCAGCATTGCAGAGGAGTGGAACAAAAAACTACTTCGGGCTTAGACTTTTATGAAGCTCCCTCTGAACGTAGAAAGAAACGTCTTGCCTTAGAAAAAGACTATACTACTTGGTTTGAGTATATGTTTCCACAATATGCTGAAGTTCCTTGTGCGTGGTTTCACAAGAAGATCGCTAAGCTACTGATTGAAAACGATGTGATAAGCCTGCTTGCTGAAATATATCGTTCGGGGGCAAAATCGGTACATTTGGACTTAGGTATTCCAATGTTCTTATATGTAACGGGCAAGCTGAAGTTTATGCTATTAGTAGGACAAACAGAAGATAAAGCAAAGAAGCTTATTTCGGATATACAGAGCCAGCTTACTCATAACCAACGTTTTATTCATTACTACGGCAAAAAATTTAAGTTTGGTGATTGGGCAGATGGCGACTTTACCACTACCGATGGAGCTAAGTTTATGGCTATGGGTGCGGGACAGTCGCCTCGTGGTTTGCGTGAAGGCAACCAACGCCCTGACTATATAGTGATTGATGATGTGGATACTGCCCAGCGTTGCAAAAATGATGAACTATCCAAAAAGCTATTCGACTGGGCTTGGGAAGACTTAAAAGGCACTTTTAACGAGGGAGGCAAGTATAGGCGTTTTGTGGTTGCTAATAACAATTTTCATAAGAACACCCTTATCAATCAGCTAAAAGAAGAGTTTACTATTATCAATAAAAAAGCTAAGGAGTATGGTTTTGCCCAAACGCACCATATAGTAAGCGTGCCTGCGGTAAAATCGTTAGAAACCTTTGAGCCTAATTGGGGTGAAAAAACATCGGCTGAGTATTGGAGAGAAAAATACCACTCTACACCTTACCGCTCGTTTATGCGGGAGTATATGCACGTACATATAGTGGAAGGTAGTATCTTTAAGAACGAGCAAATTCAGTACAAAGAACGCCTGCGCTACTCACAATACGATGCCCTTTGTTTTTATGGCGACTTATCGTACAAAGATGCAGGCGACTTCAAGGCTATGCTTTTAGTAGGCAAGGTAGGGAGAGAATACCACGTATTGCTGGCGTATGTGCGCCAAACCTCCCGCAACAATGTTGCCCGCTGGCTGTATGAAACCGCGCTACACGAAAACCTACTCAAGTACAACATCGCCTACTATATTGAGGGGCTCTTTGCTCAAGACGAATTTGTAAGTGATTTTGACGAGGTAGGCGACACCTACGGCTTCTATATACCTGTGCAAGCCGACAAAGATAGCAAAGGCAATAAGTTTGACCGCATTGAAAGTATGGCAGGCTATTTTGAACGCGGTAACATTTTTTTTAACAAAGTCCTACAAAACTCACCTGACTTTGTAGAACTCATCAACCAGATATTGGCATTCCAAAAAGGTTCAGGGGCTCACGACGATGCCCCTGATGCCCTACAAAGTGCCATTGCTAAGCTCAACGCCCTTGCAATACTCAATGCTACTCCTGCCAAAACCATAAGCCGAAAGGAAATTCTAAAAGACAAACAAAACAGATACTGATATGTTTCTAACCACAGAAGATTACACAGCCCTTATCCGTAATGAGATAAAGGATATACTGCTTGAAAATTATAGCGAGGCAAAACTACGTGTCGCCCAGCAAATGGCTATTGACCAAGTGAAAAACTACCTATCGGGGCGTTACGATGTAGCCGAGATATTTAGCAAGGAGGGCACAGAACGCAACGCCCATATCGTAATGCTCACGCTGGATTGTACCCTGTATCACCTCTATACCTCCACCGTGCCTAAACGTATGCCTGAAATACGCTCGGTGCGCTACCAAGATGCTATTGACTGGCTCAAAGCCGTTGGCAGTGGTGAAATATCAGCCAACCTGCCTCTTATCAAAAGCCAGGACGGACAACAGCTATTAGGTATAAAAATACAATCAAAATACGCCCCCTCATCCAATAAGTGGTAGCCTGTAGCATGGGTAGGTAGTTTTCTTATTACTGTACTACTGTTTAAATACCGTTTAAACGCTAAAAATACACCCTTAAAATTACAATACAATGAAATTATTAGGTTATCAATTTTCATTAACAAAAACGCCCAAAAATAAAACCAACGAACACTCAGTACGTGGCAATGCCCGCACCAACCCTGATGTGATACAATTCGTGCAGTCGTTCAAAGATGCTTCCCGCAAGGATATAGCCAAATGGCGTAGTGCCTTAAGTATGGCTCTGCACCCAGAAACCCCCAAGAACACCGCACTTTATGACCTTATAGACGATTTGCTAACCGATGGGCACTTGCAGTCGCAAATACAAATGCGCAAGATGAGTACCCTTAACACCGACTTTTATCTCATCAATCGCAAAACAGGTGAGATAGAAGAGGAGGCTACTTTCGTATTCCAACAACAATGGTTTTACGAATTTTTAAGCATCGCCTTAGACAGCATTCTATTTGGGGCTACCCTTGTTGAGTTTAGTTCCTTTGAAGGTGAAAAAATTCGGTTCAATACTCTGTCCCGCAGGCACGTTATCCCAGTGTTAGGACGTATCCTACCTGATGTAACTAAAGAAGACTACATCAACTACCGAGACGAGTACTACGCCCCTTGGCTGCTGCAAATAGGTAAATCCGACGATTTAGGGCTCATCAATAACATTGTACCTAACCTAATATGGAAACGCAATGTAGCGCAATCGTGGGCAGAGTTCTGCGAAAAATTCGGTATGCCTCTCATTACTGCTACTTCCAATTCTACCAACAGTGATGTAGTGGACAAGGTAAACCAAATGCTATTAGACTTAGGCGAAGCAGGCGTGGCTACCTTCCCACAAGGCACCAGTATCAACTTCCAAGAAGCTAATCGCACCGATGCCTACAACGTGTATATGCAGTTTATGCAAGCCAACACCAATGAGATAAGCAAACAGTTGGTAGGCTCAACAATGCTGTCCGACCAAGGTACGAACCGAAGCCAAACCGAAGTACACGAACGTTCGCTCGACTTTAAAATAGCCCAAGCCGACAAACGTTTTATTCAGTTTGTGGTAAATGACCAACTCATCCCCTTATTGCGCCTGCAAGGTTACAAGCTATCGGACGAGGTATTCTTTGAGTTCAAAACAGCCGAGCAGGAAATAAACCTATCTGAGATGTGGAATATCACTAATGGGCTCATTGCTAACGGCTACCAAGTAGAAACCGAATGGATTTCCAAAACCTTTAACATACCTATTGAGAGCGAGGGAAAGCCCCAGCCCCTTAATGAAATTACCGCTTCATTAAGGGGAGCAGACGAGGGCGAACGCTATCCCTTTAGCTGTACCTGCGGGCAACATACGGCTTCACTTGGCAAAACCATACGCACCGTACTGGCAAAACTCACCGATAAGCTGATAAGCAAAGTGTATCACAAAAAAGACACCTTGCCCGAATACGCCCAAATGGTAGTTGCTGAAGGTGTTGCCCTTAGTGAGGCATTGCGCGACAACTTTCCTACCATTAGCCCGTATACGGGTCCAGACCAACTGTGCCTACAGCTAATGGAGTACAACCTCTTTGAGTTTGCAGCAGGCAAAACCGAAAGCCGCCTTGCTTCAATGAAAAAGCTATTAGTAGACGAAAATAACCAAATACGCTCCTTTAGCGACTTTAAAGAGTTGTGCCAAAAAGAGGTAGAGAAGTTCAATAAAAAATGGTTAGAAGCTGAGTACAACCTATCTATAGCTGTAGGGCAAAACTCCGCTCAGTACTTGCGCTTTATGGCAGAGAAAGACACCGTTACCTCCTTTGTAAAATACCAAACCGCAGGCGACGATAAAGTGCGTGAGGCACACAAAGTGCTCAACGGCAAAATATTCAACCTATCCGATAAGGAAGCAATGGATTTGTATCCGCCTAACGGCTATGGCTGCCGTTGCGAAATGGTGCAAGTGTTAGGCGATCAAAAAGGCAAAGTAACCAAGGGTAGAGAAGCTAAAATAATGCTGGAGGGTACAGATAATAAATACAAAGGTTCTCAGTTTGAAATCAATCGTGGCGACCTCAAGCAGGTGTTTACCAAACAGCAGTTTTACAGTGATACTAAGGGACTACCCAAAAAACTCAACGAAATGACTTTTGATAAATATGGACTACCCTCTTGGGAAGCGTTTAAACAGCATTTAAAACCTCTTAAATTGGATAGCACCATTACCGAGAAAAACCTCCACGAGCTATTTAAACCTTTTGAGAAAAATACCTATATGGGCTTTGAAGACTATTTAGGCAGAAAACTTACCTTGCAGAAGAGTGTTTTTGATACCCATACACAAGGGAAATACCTTAATGAAAATGAGCTAAGACACCAGTTATTCCCTTTTGTTAAGGAGATTTTAAAGAATCCCGATGAGGTATGGTATTTTGATTATAAAGGTGATGCTAAGAAGTTCCAACCACGTTACATCAAGTTCTATCAAGATAGAGTACTTATAGTAGATTGCGACTTGAATACAGAACAACAATCACTTACCATTAACACGTGGTACAGTATGAAAGCCCCCGAGAAATTTATTCGCAAAGGGCTAAAAATAAAATAAGAACTCAAAAACTTAGACCGTGTAAACCCTTTGCAGAGCCGTCTCTATTCCCGCATCCCGAAGGTAGCGTTATTAATGCAAGTCTCTGAGTCCCTAATATTGTACCGCAAAAGTATAAACAATTTTTGAAATAACAAAATAACAATGGCAACAACATCAAAATTAACCCTACTTATTGATTTAAGCCAACGCTTGTTTAACAACGGACTTACCCAAATGTCGAACCGCTTTCGCCAGCACGTACAGCAAATGCGCAACAGCTACCGCGATTTTACTAACCAAATACCAATGCTCGGCAATCTTATGGATACCCTCTCCAACAAATGGGTGCTCTTGGGGGCAAGCATAGTAGCGGTAGGTACAGGGCTGGTGCGGGCTACCTCCTTAGCTAACGATTGGCACAAACAAATGGCAGAGATTAACGTAACTGCCGAGCTGAGTAAAGAGGAACTTGGCAAACTATCTAATAAATTGTTGGATATAGGTACTAAAAACGTCGCCCCTCTGGAGGAAGTTCCTAAAGCCTTCTCACGTATCATTTCGGCAGGGCTTGATGTAAACCAATCAATGCAAGCCCTTGAACCCACCTTGCAAGCCGCTAAAGCAGGTTTCACCGATATAGAAACCGTAGCCAGTGCAGGGATTGCCACAATGATGTCGTCAGGAGAGGATATTAACAAAGTGTACGATGTGCTGTTTGCAACCGTAAAAGAGGGGAATGCCGAGTTTAAAGATATAGCCAACTATATGCCTAAGCTCACGCCATTAGCCAAAGGGTTGGGCTATGAACTTACCGAAACGGCAGGGGCATTTGCCTCACTCACCACCAAGCTAAGTGCTGAACAGTCCACTACTGCCTTGCAGGGTATCATCCGCTCGTTATCCGATGAGCGCATAGCCCTTGGGCAAGTAGGCAAAGACGGCATTTACAAAAGCGGGTTTAAAGCCTTGGGGATAGAGGTACACGACACTACAGGGAAAATAAAACCCTTGGTAGAAATTATAGGAATGCTCAACGACAAAATGGCTGGTCTTTCAGACAAGCAGCGTATGGAGCAGTTTGGTAAGTTAGGGCTCGACCAAATGAGTACAATGGGCTTTCAAACCCTTATGCAAGATATGGAGGGCTTACAGAAGGCTACCGATGCTGTAGTAGGATCACAAGGCGCGTTAGGAAAAGCCTATACCGACTCTCTCACTCCTTTAGAACAATGGGGCATCGCACAAAACCAACTCAAAGGTACAATGATAAAAATAGGCGAGGCTATACTACCTATGCTATCCAAAGCTATTGAGTACATCACTCCCCTTTTTGAGTGGATATACAAGAACGTGGATTGGCTTATTCCTGTATTTGGTACATTTGCGGGCGTATTAGGCGTAGTTACTGTAGCCACGTGGGCGTGGAATGTAGCCCTCGCCGCAAACCCCATAGGGCTTCTTATTGCAGGCATAGCAGCACTTATTGCCCTCGTAGTAGTAGCAATAAAGAAATTCGACCAATGGGGTGCAGGTATGTTAGCCCTCCTTGGTCCCATAGGTTGGCTCATCAATGGTATTAAAACCATTTACGACCATTGGCAAAGTATCAAAAAAGCCTTTACCGATGGCGGTATTTTGGAAGGTCTCAAACGTATCGGTATGGTATTATTAGACGTAATACTAAAACCTATACAACAATTGTTAGAATTGCTTTCTAATATCCCTGGTCTCGAAAGTTTAGCGGGTAAAGGTGCTGACTATATCAAAGAGCTTAGGGAGTCAATGAATACAGTTACCGATGGAGAAAAACAAAAAGAGGAAGAGCCTGAAAAAGAAACCAAACCCGAAAACCCATTCAGCTTTACCAATACCGCAAGAGCCACAGCGGGGGCAACACCAACAACAATGAACGCCAATACCCAATTAGGCTCGCAGGTAAGCAAGGTAACAGGCGATGCTACCCAAACCAAAAACATAACCATCACTTTTGATGCACTAAGCAAAGGTGATATAAAGGTGAGCAATGCCGAAGGACTAACTTGGCAACAAGTAGAAGAACGTTTTACTGATATGCTCCTCAGAGTAGTGCGAAACGCTGAACTATCATAATATGGACTTACAAGTAAACACCGACTTATTCAACCGACTGCAACGCCTTACACAACGAACCTTCCTACAGCGAATGGTGAATGAAGCAGGCGTAATAGCTGTGAACTTCTCAAAGGACAGATTTCGGTTTAAGAATTGGATAGACAAGACTGCCGAAAAATGGCAAGCACGCAAACGCCCCAATAGGGGTTCATTACTGTTGCGCACAGGTCGCCTGAAAAGGTCTATACGCAAAATAGCTTCAGGCGACTACTATGTGGTAGTAGGAACTGATGTACCCTACGCCCAACTGCACAACGAGGGAGGTACTGTGAATAAAGTAGCACAGGTGAAAGCTCACACTCGCAAAGTAGTGATACGGCAAAGAAGTGTAAATCGCAGGGGAAACGCTACTACACGGGTTATAGGTAGTAAAATAGTGAACGTGCGAGCCCATAATCGCAAAATGAACCTTACAATGCCCAAACGCCAGTTTTTAGGCGAAAGCGAACTACTAATGAGGCGTATTGAAATGCACATAAACCGAGAACTTAACAAAGAATTGCAATGAAAGATTTTTATAACAAACTACACCAAGTATTTGAGCAAGAAGCTACTAAAGATTTATACCGAAGCAAGGGTATTGTACCCATTCAGTACATTGACTTCTACGCAGGGCAAGACTATAACGACAACCTTTTTGAGGCGCATATATTCCCTGCCTTATTAGTGCAATGGCAAATAGCCTACACCGATAACTACGAAGCAGTAGCAACCCTGACTTTTAGGCTGTGTTATGAACAGCTAAGAGACCTTTCCTCTTTAGGACAAAACAAAGTTGAGGGGCTCAAGTTCTTAGACTTTATTAATATTACCGATAGCATACTAAAAACTGTTGAAACACCCAGCACAGGCAAGCTACACCTTATAAATGAAAGCCTTAGCATTGAAGATACGGTAGTAGATGTATTCACCCTTACTTACCAATGCAGTTATTGTGGAAAACAAAAATCCCCACAAACCAAAGGCTTGCGGGGTGATTTTGAAAGAGTGGAGCTAACAGCGAAACTTAAGAGCCGTTTTTAGTTATTTGGAAGTGGGTACATCTTTGATGTTACCCACTTTTTGATTTTCTATGTAGATATTGCCCCAATAGTCTCTTCTTACATTTAAACGGTATTTCACAAAACTCTTTTTGTACTTATCATCTATAAGAATGCTGCGCATAAACTTCTCTGTCATTTTCTTATAGGCATCGGGTATGGCATCGTCTTCATACACAAATCGGTTTGTTTCACGAGTTACTACTATAAGCCCTGAATCATCTTCCTTTTTGTTTTCTGAACCAGCATATACCTTAAAAACCTCACCTCTTTTTCTAAAAGGCTCATTGTAGCTTTGAGCACTTCCAACTAAAGGCAGTGTTAATAGTGCTATGTAAAATAACTTTTTCATTTTTCTAATGATACTCTTAAAGTGTTTGTTTCGGAGTTGTAAACAGCTTCTGATTTTCCTTCTAATTTAATAGAATAAACCTTAGAGCTTCCTCTTTGAACAGTACCCTCAAAACCTATTTCTTCATTGAACTTGTTAGGTGTAAGATAGATAGGTTCGAAAGAGGTGTTGCTAATATTTTCAAACTCTGTTTTGGAGATGTTAATACCATTTATTTCCCATTTATAATTCTTAGGTTCACCATATTTAGCTATGAGCTCTTCTTTAGAAGACTTACTAAACTCTTGTACAATCTCCTTAGTAGAGATTTTAGGAGTATTAGTGCAAGCCGAGAATAATACAGTTACTAATATTAAAGCTATATTTTTCATACATCATTTATTTTTCGGCAAAGTTAAGATGTTTATTTGTAAAATCAAAATAAACGTTGTGCTTTCTTTAAATGGCGTTTAAAATCTTCCATTGGGGTTTCATTAGCCTGCTCTTGATAGCGAAACTCAGAGTGTTCACGCTGTCGTTGTTCATCTATAAAGGTGAAACGTTCTTGGTCGTATTGGCGAAAGAAACTAAGCACTTTATCAATACCAAGACGTTCGTAAAATTCGCCGTATTCGCCCGATAATACGCGTTTGAATATAAAGGATATTTCAGTGAGCTTTAAGTAGCCGTAATCGTTCATTATTTGGCTACTGCAAAGCCTTATTTGTTCTTCACTCATAGGGCGGGAGAGGTTAAGCATTTCGTTGAGATAGACAAGCCATAGCATTACAAAGCTCTCGCAAGCGGTTGCCCCATAGTCTCGCCTTATGGCACTAATGGAAGGCGTTGGCAGGTCGATAGCTTCAGCTATGGTTTTGAGCTTGTAGCTATACTTCATACAGTTAGCTGGTGAATATACCTTCAAGAATTTCTCGTTTGAAATCAGTGCTGTAAGTTTGTTTTGCACTACTGTTACCTCGTTTTGCATTTTGTAATATTTTGTTGAGTTGTGAATTGATGTATTTTAAATCGGTGTTTCGTTGGTGAAACTCGTCCATCTTTTGCCAATTGCCAAGTAGATACTGCCACGTGGCAAAGGCTTCAGTGTCGTTGGCTGATACTTGTTGCAGGTATCTAATGATTTGCTTGAGGGCTTTGCCGTCAGCACCAGTGAACTTAGGAGGGAAGCCGTACAGGCGTTTGTAAAAGGCAAACCACTCGTCTAAGAACTTCCCATAAAGACTTAAAGGTTCGGATACATCCTCACGGTAGGACACACTGCCGTTCCATTGCTCTTGGTAGCGTTGTATATCTTCCTCTTGTGGGGGTAGGATAGCTCCGAGTTGTTGGTATTGCTGGCTATTAAGTCCTCCTCTCTTGATTTCTATTTTGCAAAGCTCACCTTTTTTGTAGGTGAGCTTTAGCAGTGTGTGGGTACGGTGTAGAGTTACGGTGTAGGTCATTTTTATTTTGTTTAATAAGTGTTTATCATTTTCAATATAAGTTTTTCACGAGTTTCTTCATAGGTTTTACAATTAATGTGGATACTTGTTAAAAAGTATTCTTTATTATAAAAGTATGCCTCAACATCAATAGTAGACTCCATTACACAGGTAATGTATCCCTTTCTCCTAAACCATTCGAAAACCTGTGTCCAAGTAGGTATTGATAATCTATCTATATAATCATTATGATTATCCTTTTCAAAATCAAACTCTAATTCCCTTATGTCAAAATCCTCATAAAGATGTAAAGGTAGAGAAAATTCACAAGGTATATCAAAGCCTATTATTTTAAGTTTCTTTGCAATTCCTATTGGAACCAACCAAGTGGGGTATTGTTCTATTTTCATTTGTTTTTATAGTTTAATTAAGTAAGCGGGCATAAGGATAAAATTGCTAAACTCAAATCCTCGTAGATAAAGTTTACTATCTTCTAAGTATATCGCAAAGGATATATTAAGGGGCTTGCATCGTGGGAACTCTTCATTAAGTTCTTTAGCTTTTTTAATGATGTATTGCTCTATTTTGGTTAAATCATCTGCCCGATATAGTTCTCCGCTCATTCCTCTTAAAAAACAAGAGAATTGAGTTTGCAGCTTATTCTTTGGTTGTATGCCATTGCTAAAATAGCAAAAATAATGTGTAGGTGTTTCTTTCATTTTAAATAGTGTTTACATTATTCTTTTTTCTTTGTTCCTTTGCCGTTCTTTGAATATTTCGATGAGTTTTTCGATACAGAAGAGGCGAGCATTTTCGTAATCGAATGACATCCCTTTTCCTTTTTCAATGTCAAAGCGGTTATAAATTCGATAAGAATACCAATCCATTGCTCCCATATTTGGGCGTATGTAGGAAAATAGTCCGCGTACTCTAAACCATTCAAAGACTTGTTCATAAGTTGGAATATCTGTAAAAGGGCTTCCAGGTGAATTGCTACCTAACAAAAAATCTTTTATTGAAAATTCTGTTTTTCCCTCTAAACTGCTATATACTATTGCAGTAATACCAACACCTTCTGAGTATGAGAATAAACAAGGTTCATTAAACCCTATTTCTTTAAGTTCTTTGGCTATGTCAATAGGCACAAGCCAAGTGGGGTAATTTTGTGTATTCATTTTCTTTGTGATTTTAATGTTATTAGTCAATTTCTACTTCATATTCCCAATAGAGGGCATCATCCTCACTTATATTATCACTACACCATTCAAAAGCTTCAGGAAATTTGTTTATTTCACTATCACAAATGGAAAATCTATAGTCTGCCATTTGTTCTAATTGTTTAGCTACTTTTTCAGATACTTCTACATCTGATAAACTTACACTGTAGGTTACTTTTACGGTTAAATCTTTGATTGTTCTCATTTTCTTTGTGTTTTTTTAAGGTTATTCTTCCTTATCTTCAGCTTCCTCTGAAAATTCTAAGCTGTCAATTTCGTAGGTGTAATGAGATGGTACTCCGTTATAGCCTACATCGGCAACGAGTTCTATAGCTTGTTTGTATGGGTGATTGGTTAGAGGGTCGTTGTCCTCACTATATACCATTCCTTCTTTGTACATAGATTGTAGTTGCTGTGCTACTTTTTCAGTAACTTCACCACTAAATCTAACTTGGTATGTTACTGTTATACCTAATTCGTCAATTGTTACTTTTTTGTTATTCATTGCATTTTGTGTTTAAATTGTTATACATTCCACTCTTCTTTTGTTAATTGCTTGCCACAGTCTTTGCAAAAGAGAGCGGTTACTTCTACGGTACAGTAGTGGGCAAGGGTACGGAGCTCTTTATGCTTGTGGGGACAGGTGTTTAATGACGAATGACGAATGACAAATGACGTGTCGGACGTGGCAGAACTGACACCTGACAGCTGACACCTGACCCCTTTTTTACTTTCTTTCATAGCGTTGGGTGATCATTTTTTCAAAGATGTTGTTCACTTTGCCTACTTCACTGGGGGTGAGGTTTTGGAGGCTTTTTTTAAAGGGGTTTTTGCTACTACAAAACCATTTGCCAAGGCGTGTTATATCTGCATATTTTGGGTTGGCTTCGTCTCGCCAGCCGAGTTCGTGGCATAGGGCTAATAGCTTTAGGTGTTGCTTGTTTTGGGCATCGAAATAGGCGTGCATCTCGAAATGGTAGCCAAGGTGCTGGGCTATAGCGAAAAATTCGTCTTCTGTTAGGTTCTTGGTACTTGGGAGCTCTCTGCCAATAAAGCTACATACGAAGTGTAGGCGGGCTTCTCTGTCCTTAAAGCGTTTGCCTAAAAGGGTTTGGAGGATACGTATTTGGTGGGGTTTTATTGTGGTTTCTTTTTTCATTTTAAACGGTGTTTAAAAGTTATTTAAAAAGCTCCTCGCCTTAGTGGGTCTCATAAAAGCGTCCTCTTATTGCCAGCGACTTCCTAAGGGCGGAGGAGCATCTTTTAGCTACCGAGATAGCTAAAAGTGTTGTTATGCGGTGGCTTGCTCTTCGTACTTTTGGTGTACAGGGAAAAGGTGTTTAATGTCAGTACCAGGGGGAAAGTCCACCGATGAGAGTGACAAAGGTATGTTACACTTTTTGCCTTGCTCGTCGAGGATGTTGGCTTCGATATAGAATGCCGAACGTTGTGGGCGGTAGGATTCGGAAATAATTTTTACTGCATCGGTGAAGTCAGGGTTATCAAATTCTTTGGCTACACGGGTGAGTTCTAACACTCTGGAGGCTTTTAAATTTCCTTTGGCGTCTTTCTTGAGTAGGCGGTTGATTACTGAAACGAGTTTGGCACTGTCGTCGTCTTTAGCGAGTGAAGCAATAAAGTGATTTACTTTTTCTATGCCTGCATTAACAGTGTCATCCCAGTTGTCTATGACGCGGAATCCGTAGGTGATGGTGTTGCCGTGGGTATCGGTGAAGGTGTGGCTTTGTTGGTCGCCTTTTACTTCGTAGACTTCGTTTTTGGTGTCTAATAGGATTTTGAGGGCTTCAAAGGTGTGGAGCTTTACTTCTGCCATTTGCTCAGAGTAGTTTTGTAGCTTACCAATGATTTGTGGAATTGCCTCATTGACGAGGGCTTTGTATGCCTCGCGGTTTTCGTTTTGTGCTTGTTCACGGCGTTGTAGTTCGGCTTTGAGTTCGTCGGCGGTGAGTTTACTTAAATCTACTGTCATAATTGATAATTGTTATTTGTTATTAGTTTTCCGTATTGTTTGAGGTCTGCCCACCATCGCACGCTATCGCCGCTAATGCCTTGGGGGAGGTATCGTGTGGGGCGTTTTTGTTTTTTGGCTTTATTGAGGAGCTCTTGTGCGTGCTCTCTCATTTTGCGATTGATATACTCGTAGTCGCTTATTTCGTTGAGTTCTATTCTCATCTTGTGTTCGGTTTATCTTCGGTTAGTGTTCGGTGCGAGCCGCACGGTCGGTTATTTTCTTTAGCAGTACGCTTGGGTAGTAGTCTAAGATGTTGGCGGCATAGAAGCTAATGAGGTCAAGCATTTCTTCTGGGGTGTAGATGCTGATGTCTTGCCCGTAGTGTCGGTGTATGGCTTGCTCAACTATTTCGTACCATTGATCGTCGTACCAGTTCATTAGGGTGTCATTGGTGAGGAGGGTTTTGAGGTGTAGCTCCCGAACCCCCGAAGGGGGACAAGCTAAAAGGTGGACGCACCAATCTATATAGAACTCATATCGGAGGTTCTCGTACTGCAGGTAGGTGATCCCTAATTGGTGGGCGAGGGCGTGGCGATAGGTGATTTGTTGGGGTATTGTATTCATAGATGTTAGCTGTTAGGGGTGATATTAGTGTCGTAATAGAGTTGTGCTTTCTCTTCGTTGATAACGAGGGTGCCGCCAGGGCAACGCCCCGATACGTGGCAGGCGAGTCCTTCGACTCGGATAACGATTTCGGCAAGTTTCTTACAGAGGCGACCTACAGCGAGGTCGGGTTCGCCTTTCTCTTCGTGTGAGATGAGTATAAATAGGGTGCTTCGGTATTTGCGCATCCACTCGCGTAGTTTGGGTGATGTAAGGTCGTCATTATATACCGTGGTGTTATCAATGATGACTACTTTGGGGCTTCGCTGTTTGCCGAGTGCTTTTTCTATCTCGGTAATTTCGGTATAGGGTACTATTTTGAGGCGACGATTGGAGGGGTTGAGCTGGGCTCGGCGGTAGGCGTCTTGGAATGTTTGGCTGGTGCCTTGCTCGGCACTGATGTACATTGTGGTTTCGTAGGTGCTAAGGTGCTCGGCAAGTTTGAGTGAGAACCACGTTTTGCCTTGTTTTTCTTTGCCGTATATGAGCCAAAATCCTGCTACTTCGGGGTTGCCCAGTGCTCGTGCCCATTCGCCCTCAAAAGGGAAAGTTTTATAGGTTTTTTCGAGTAGTTGTTTGCCGTATATTGCTTTTATTCGTGCCATTGTTTTAGCTTAGTTTTATAAGGTTTTCTAAATAACGTAGTCGTTTCATATCTGATGAGATAGCGTCTTTCTTACCGCTTGGGTTGAGGCATTTGCGAACCAACTTATCTACATCGCTTTGTTGTTTGGCGTTTACGATGGCTACATCGCCCAGTAGTTGTATATAGAAGGCTTTTCGGTCATCGGTGCCTTGGGGTACAATGGTTGTTATATCGAAAAAGCGGTCGAATATTTCGGCATAACCTACTTTTTTGTGGGCGATACCGCTTTCTATTTTGGCGCGCAAACCATCGGCTCCCATCATATACCAAGCGCATTCGCCTTGGGTAGCGTTCCATAGTTCTTTGAGTTCAAGGAAGGCGTTGTAATCAAGGTCGCCAGCTTCGTCTAATACTACAAGGGGTTGCTCTAAATAGAGGAGGCACATTTTGATAGCGGCTTTTACATCTACATAACGCCCTGTATCGTCCACGCCTATGGTTTTGGCAAGCAAGCGAATGAATTGCTGTTTGGTTTTGGCTTGTGAGCAGTCTATATAAAAGGCGTTTTTCTGCTGTTTTACGATGTGGCGTGCGCAGAAGGTTTTGCCTATACCGCAGTCGTCTACCAGTATCATTGATTTGCTGTAAGTTTTGCAGTATAGCAAGTTGTCTTCAATTTCGGTGTAAACTTGTGTGCGGGCTACTTTCCAGCCATTGTCGTTCACTTGTACGCCGAGTTGGTGGGCAATTACCAGCCATTGAGTGTCGGATAATACTTTATCTATTTTGCCGTTTTTGATTTGTGAATAAATGGCGGCACTTAGTTTAAGGCGTTTAGCGTAGGCGGTGTCGGAGCCTCCGTAGTTTTCGCGGTCGGCTAACATAGCTTCGCGTACTTTTTGTTTGAATTGGGCTTCTATTTTCATTATATAGCGTATTTGTTTCTCCAAGATTGGGTGTACTCGGTACCGGTACTGGGGTTATACAATATTTGTTTGTCGTCTTCGTCTAAGGAGTCGTAATCGGTGAGTATTTCGACTTCTGTGGTGTTAGTGGCTTCGTAGCGTTTGAGGCTTGGGATAACGAAAGTGCGTTGGCGTGCGGGTGCGCGGTTGATGATGCCTACTTCGGCTATTTGCTTGCTGTGGTGCTGTACAAAGCGTACGATGGTCATTGTATAAGCATCTTGTAGGGCTTTGGCTACCATATCGGCTTCTGTTTGCTCGGCACGTGCGCGTTGGAATTTTGGCATTGGCTGCACTTCGCATACATAGCGACCGCCGCAGTAGGCTATAGCTTTGATAAGTTGGCCCTCGTTGCTGTCGAGCCAAAATAC